CAAAAGGAAACCCGCCCCTGATTTGCAACGGGCCAGCGCCGAAAGCGACAACGGCGAAGGCTCGAATCAGGGGCGGGATATTGGGTTTATAGTCTGTCACGTCGCTTTTCCTTTTCCACGCCGGTTGCAGCAGCGCGTTGTTACTGTACACTATTTCAGGTTATTTGTCAATCAGGCCGGGATTGTCGCGCAAAATTTGAACAAGCTGATAGGCCAGTCCGTCAACGATTAGCTCGGAATGCTTGCGGTGTCCAAGGGCGAATAACGCGGCGTGTAACACCTCGTGAATGAGCGTTACCCGCTCGATGTCGGTAGCCAGGCCCTGCCGTATCCGAATAGTCGCGGCCATCTCGTCGCACTCCCCCATGTCGGGAAGGCTCTCAACGTACTCGACGCGGTATCGGATAGCCCCAACCTTGACATGCTTGACCATTTACTTCTTGCCTCGCCGCCACGTCAAATAGTCCGCGCCGTGTTCGGCGTCGAAGAACACCTGAACAAGATTTCGCTCCATCGTAGCACTAGGGTCAATCACCGTCACGCAGCAAGGGCTTATGTTGTGGTCCGGGAATCCCTGTGCGCGAGCGTGCTCGTCGTGTATTTTGTAGGTCGCCACGCGGATTGCATGGCTTATCAGGTCGCTTGCCGGGTCTTTGACTATGGTGTAGCCCGTGGTGTGCTTGTGCCCGCAAACAAGAATATGGTCTCTCCAACCCATCTGCGCGGCTTTAGATGGTCCGTGTACTACGTTCCACTGCGAGTGCCCTTGGAAGTCATGCCGGGCGTTTACGCGCACTTCACGGCCATTCGGGAAGGTTAGATTCAAGCGGCATCCGTGGTACTCGACTGGTCCACTGTTCCCGCGCATAATCCACTGGAGCGGGTCGTTCGCGCCAACCCAAGCGTCATGGTTACCGCCAACAAGGTACAGCCAATCCTTGACCATGCCAAGGAAGTGCTCAGTCAAAATCCAAGCCTCTTTCGCGCTTGTGCTTTGTTCGCCGTATAGCCGTTGCAGCCGACCAATCCAGTTGTTCTGCTGGTCGCCTATGTTGCCGGCAAATAGCCCTGGCGTCTCTCGCACGATTCGCGCGTGCTCCTCCAGCTGGTGCAGGTCTGTATCACCATCCGTGTGCGGGTCACCGAAGTGGAGAATGCCAACCGGCCCATCAAGCTTCACCTTTACCTGAATCAGCTTCCGCGCCGTGTGCGCCCGGTTCACCCGGTCGAAGTGCTTTTTGCGCGCGGCCCATAGTTCCTCCGGCCCAAGCTCGACAGACGGCAACGGGTCAACCGTGTATTCTTCCAGCGTGGCATCCTTTAAATGCCGCTGAACTGTCGCGCGGCCTATACCCAACTCCACAGCCACCGCCCGCTTACTACCTAGTCGCCTGTACGCATCGATGGTCGCCGCCTTATCGTGTGCCCTCATTCGTGACTCCTTTTGCAGTGTTGGCCGTCGTCGATGCTTTCGAAGTGTGCGCCTTCAACAGCCGGATACTTGAATTCTAGCAGGGCCATGTTGGCAATGTCGCATAGATATTCCTTATTGCCGGTCGATTCGTACAACCGAATGCGCCGCCGCATTTCGTCGGGCCGGTAAATCGCGTGCTGGTTCTCGCGGATGCTGCCGTACCTAAACGCACCCATGAATACGCGATTCACGCAAAGCTGGATAAAATGCCAGTCCCATTCGGTGCGCTCGATTTCAGCCAATGTCCCCATCTGCCGGTCATGGCACGGCACACCGCGGAGAAGGCGAGCGCGCATGTTCTCGGAATTGGTCATGGCGTGGCAGCGCCAAGAATCAGCCAGGCCGCCGCGAGTAGTGCCGCGCCGATGCCCACGCCAATCGCGAACCCGGCGAGAAGGACCGGGACCGTGCTGGCGTCGCGCGCTTCATCCTGCGTCGCGTGCTGGTAGAACCATGCCTCTACCTTCGCGCGGGTTGTAGGGTCATCGTTAAATTCGCTCACACATCTACCCTTTCCACTGTTGTCACCCACATCCACGGGTTATCTGCCCATGACAGGCTGGGCTTCTTGCCGTGGCGGCGGTTGTGTTCCGCTCGGAATTCGGACTCCGGCGATTCATCGCCAGCATAGCCCTTGAACCCGGCTGCGATTGCATCTTGCCATGTCACGCTCTGCACCCTTCGCGCCTTCACGTCGAGCACGTACAGGAGACTGCGGACGGCCTCGGCGGGCATCCGGTTCGCGGGCATCCATTTCGCACTCGCCATGTGGCATGGGAATTCGCCGTCCGCGCGGTATGCAATGACACATTCTGAGTCGTTGACCCAGCACGCCTCCTTGACCGCGAGCAGGTCGCCGAAGCCGTTGGGTGGTGCGCAGCGAGACGGCGGGTTGTCGTCGTACCAAAGCTCGCCATCATCAACCCAATAACCGACCGTCTGGTCTATCGTGCACTTTTTCGGCCCGCGCCAAGTCACAAGTAGCGGAGTCCAGACCTGCATCGTCTCGCCCGGTTGCAAACTCGCGGCCCGGCGCGCCTGCGGGTCTGGCGCGATTAGGTAGCGTTGCATCCCTTTTCTCCCTTGTTTTCCACGCCGCGCATCAAAAACCGCGCAGCTCTGGCTATCGCCTCGATATCTTCCGGGTCAACGCGGATACTCCCGCTGGAATCCGGCTGGAACAACAGAAAGAACGCGCCGCCGCCTTCGTCATCCAGTTGTAGGTAAATGTTGCCGTCGCCATCTATTGGACTCGCGCTTTCGCGGTGGATAGCCACCTTGACCGAAGTAAACATTATTTGGTCTTTCACTCCTCGCCCTCCTGTTGTTTCGCCGCTGCCAGCGCCTCGGCCAGCGCGCGGGCGGTCGGCTTCGTTTCAGATTCGGAACAATGAAACCATCCGTGCGGCGTGCCGACATAGACAACATCGACATCGGTGAGTCGCTTCCACCGATACCCCAGCCGTCCGGCCAGCGCCACGGCGGCGTCAAGGGACGTGGTGTAGCTGTTAGGACCCAAAAGAAGTGGACTGCATGCGCCAAGACCGTCGCAATTTAGATCGAGTTGGTGCCCAGCAAATAAACGCAAACACGTTCGGCACTTCGTTGTAGGCATCCACCCGTCCAGCACAGCGAGGTGTTGGTCCAGTTCCGCGTCGGTCATCGTGCTGTAATCAGGCTTGGTCATCGGTCTCTCCCAGCGCGTCGTAATCAACCTCGTCAACATAGAATTGCGAGACATCAGCACAACCTACTCTATGCACAGCAAGTTCACCCCGCAGCCGCGCCACCTCGGCCCGCTCGGTCTCCAGCGCGGCGGAAAGCTCGCGAATGGCGGATGTGAGATAGGGCATTTCCAGTCGAGCGAAAGACGCACATGCAATGTCGCCTTCCTGCGTGTAGCTAAACTCGTAAAGTTCGTCGCGGACCCTTTGTGCCCGCGCAATCGTCGACATCGTTAATTTACTCAGCATGTCACTCGCCTCCCGCCGCGCTCGGCGGCTGTTGCATGATATCGACCACCTGCGGCACGCCCGCAGCCTGGGCAGCGCGGAGTAGCGCGAGGGTGAGTGATGTTTCAAATGGAATCGGCATACCAGAAACCATGACGGTTCCCGGCAGGCGCGTTGTATTGATAACGAGCGACCTATGATTCAGCGCCCACATCAGCCCAGCCAGATACACGCTGTCCACCTCGCGCGGGTCTGCGTCGGGGGATGTTGGGTCTGGCACAGAGTCCCTTAACTTATATGCCCAATCGGGATTGGGACTTACCCATCGGTTACCCGTTTGGAGGATGTATAAGTCCGGCCTCGTCTCCGGCGTCACCCCGCAGAACTCCGCGAGGGCCAATAGCTGCGCGGGCGTCATTTGCTCACTCATTGCCAACCTCGATTCCCATGGCCTGCGCGAGGGCGCGGACTTTATCTTCCTCGTTTAGCACATATGCAACCCAGGCGGAGCTAGGAATGTATGCTTCTTCTGGGCGGAGATAGAATTGCAAGTGTACTTCGCTCAGGGCTTCCGCATTGTCTATCACTTTGCACCACTCCCGCAGCGGCTCCCGAATGACGTACAGGAACTCGGCGGCGTCGTATGGTCCGGTGTAGACAGGACCGTCGGGGCCACTAGAGAATAACATTATCTGCGGCTCCGGTAGATTAAGAGCAATCGCGGCGTAGGTCTCGGTAGGTATCGCAGGTCCATCGTCGTGTTTGTTGTTCATCGTCTGTCTCCCCGCGCTATGCGCGTTGTGTAAATTGGTCGGGACTCGCAAGCCGGGTGCGCGGATTTCACGGACGTTCCCCAAGCCAAATTGCGGTATGGCGTGTCTATCGCGCTTGCTCTTGCGGACCTCGGCAATCACATGCCGTGCGCTTTGCTCTAGAAACACCCTCAGCGCCTAGTCCCGTCATTGATTAAACTGTGCGGCGTCGCACCGCTGCCCGCTTACTGCCGGGTGCAGGTTGCAGGCACGGCGGAGTAAGATGCCGTCTCTCCGGCTGTCACGCCATGCGTTGTAAGCCCATTCTACGCTCAGGGCCGTAATGGTGACGTTCCACAAAATTGGTGGCGGTGTTGGAGTCGAACCAACCCCAGCAGTTTTTACCGCTTTACCCGCTATTTCAGCTTTGCATTATCCGGTCTGCTCGCCTATTTCACGGGCGCGAGTTTTCGAGGCCCGCAGTGCTACCGAAACACTTACCGCCAAAGTCGGTTAAACTGTATCAGCCCAGCGCGCGACCGTCTCGCGGATGCGCTCAAGGGTTTCAGGCGAACTCATGTTGTATCTCTCGAACGCGCTGATTGCCGATTGGCTCAACCCGCTTTCCCGCGCGAACTTCATCTGCGCAATGCGGCCCTCAATCCGCCACTTGCGGAGCGATTCACCGTCTGTGATTTTCTGCTTTGCCATTGCCTGTTTCCTCTGCCTGTTGATAAATTACCACGCCACTTGCCGAATGTCAAGCGGTATTTTTCGCGTACCGGAAGTCGGACAGTTTCGCCCCGTGTTCGTGCAACGCCGCAGCTAGAATCGCCACCGCATCCGCCTCGTCATCATACTCCACCGGGAAACCTGCGGCATGCACTGCGGCCCGCACTTCATCTTTAGGCGCGTTCCCCTTCAGCCCCATCGTGGTCTTGTACTGCCCCGTGCCTATCGGGATTGCTGGTAGTTTGTTCATGTACGCCAGCCTCAGCAACTCAGCGCGGAACCCGAACCAGTGCTGCGCTTGCGTCATGCTTGTTCGCCTTGCCGATGCGCTTGCATCCTCGAAGTAAACCGCTTGCGGCTTGTGCTCTTGCATGAGCACATTCGCCCATATCGCGAAATCATTGAACTTTTGCCCGTGAGTGCCATTGACTCGAATCATGCCAGTCTGGATGGTGCCGTTCTTCGTCGCCGCCCATCCGGTATTCGTGGCAAGGTCGAATGCTAGTATCTCTTTTCGTGGTGCGCTCATTTGCCACCCCCCATCGCGGCGTTGATGTCTGCAACTAGCTGTTCAACTGGATCGCAAATCGAGTGTTCCACAATCGGCAAGCCAAGCGAGCGCGCGATTTCCGTCTCAGCCGCAAGCCCGACAGACTTTTCGTGTCCGCTCAACAGCACACGGAGAAACACCTTGCAGTGCGCTATCATCTCGGTATCGTGCTGTTTCCAGAACTCCCAATCGGTCGGGATGTCTCTCCCGCCAACCGTCACCACAGTATGCCCTTCGGTAATCGGGCTGTAGCAGGTGATGCGACGTTCCCAAAGGTGCGCGGCAACCTGTGTCAGTGAGTAGAACCGGCTTTCCCGAATCATGGCGCTCTCGTGGCTGTATGGCCCTGCAATGTACACCTTTGGCATTACTCGGTCTCCTTTGCGTATCCAGCCGCGTCTGGAAGCGCCGCTATCAGCGCAAGGTTATGGTTAATCGCACACGAAACTGTATCGTCGAATTCGTTAAAAACGGAAGTAGATACCATGTTGACAACTCTATCAGGCCAGCGCGTGTAGTAGCATCTGTTATCGGTAATGTAATCTTCTAACCTCCACGCCTCTGTCCGCTCGCGGAAGTCGGGTCCGTTGTAGTGCATAGAGAACACGCCGTCACCCATGGGAATGGCGACTATCCATCCGTTCTTGTTCTCAGGGTCTAGTATCGCCGCGATTGCGTCATTGCTAAGCATCGGCTTGCTCCTTCGCTTTCTGTTCGGCCATCATGTGCGCCACGTCAACGGGCTGCACGGGCGCTAGGTCAGATTCAATCAAGATGAGCATGTCATCCCCAGGCGTTGTAACCCAAACGCTTTTTTTGGCGCCGTCGATTGCGATTACCTTCGCCCTTACGTACACCTCGTCGCCGTGTTGCAGGTCTGATATGTTCATGAAATATCCTTACTTCGGGTTGAACGGGACGGCATCGTCCGCGTATTCAGGCTTCGATTTCAGCGCCGACTTCATTACGTCTTTGCGTCGCACAAAGTCGGCAAGCTCAACAGGGTCTTTGATTGCCGCCTTGCCTTGATTGAATCTCTCGGCAAGCTCTGCCATTGTGCCAGCAGCTTCAAGGTATTCGATGAACTCAAGCAATCCCCAGCCCGCGAACTCGCTGGATACAGCGGCTGCGGGTTGATGGTTGACCGGCGCGGACTCCGATTCGCTGTCTTCGGCTCGCGCCCATAACGCCAGCTTGCGCCCGATGCTTTCGTCGATAGGCTTATCCGCGCTAAACCACGGCTCGAATTCCCATCCGATTTTAACAGCCTTCTTTTCCTCCGGCGCTTCGGGCCTAAGTACAGGGCAACCATTGCCGCACTCCGGCAGAAGGAACTGAATAACCATCTGGCGCTTAAGCGATGATGTCGTTTCGGCTTGGTATCCAGTGCTTTGCGGAGATGTATACCCGCGCTCGTTCTTCGCGGAAAAGTCGATTTTCTCGCTGGCCTGATATGCGAAGATGAAAACTACGTCCCGCGCAAGTTGCATGATGTGATTGTTCAACTCGCGGCGTTGTCGGCTTGGTTCAATCCACGATGAAGCGGCCCATGCTTGGCGCTTCGATTGTGGATTCTGGCGCATCTTGTCATCAATGTAGGCTTCGCTTTGCGATAACCGCCCGCCTTCGCCGGTATGTTCTTTCTCCATTCCGTCAATAAATATGATGTTGCACCCCTTCGCCACTAGCGCATCAATCGCGCCCATGAAGTCTCTGGAGGAAAACGGCGGCCCCATGTGGAGTACGTCGAAGTCGAAAGTGTGCGGCGGGTTGGCTTTCTGTCCGCGATTTGGCGCGTACTGGAGCATGCGCCCTGCTTCGGTGTCTATGCCGCCGACCTTGCCGCCGTAGACGCTCTTAATTCCTTCGGCAAGCCGTAGTCCGGTCAACGTCTTGCCAGCGCCAGACGGTGCGACGATGCCGATGATAAGCGCCGCAGGGTGTGCGGGGTCGCGCATTGCTGGCGCGATTTCGTATGTGCGTGCCATTACTTGCTGTCCTTTCCGAAGATGTCGTCTAGGTCCGACCCGTCGTTCGGCGGGTCTATGTATGCGGTTTCATCCATTGCGTAGGTCGGGCATTCTACGGTAGCCGCGATGCCTGGAGGGACGTATCCGTGCCAGACGCCGGTTGTTAGGCAGTCTTTCCATATGGCCTTAGCGCGCCGCCACTTGCTATCCCCGACTTGAACGAATCCGCCGTCGAGCGTAACCGGCGTGACGCAATACGGCGGTTCTTTCTCGAAGAATAGGAAGATGAACTCACCGCGATTCTTTCGCTCCGGGTAGTGCTTGTTGACGGCTTCTGTGTACGCCGCGCGCTGAATGTCGTACCCGTATTGCAGGATTACTGAACGCTCGATAAACTTGGGGTCCGCGCACCGGGCTGATTTCAGGTCGAAGATGCGGAACTTATCCTGCTTCTCCTTCGGCATGTACAGGGCGTCAATCTCACCCTCGCAATCCACGCCGTGCGATTCCCATTGCAGCGTCTTAAAGAACTGGCATGACTCGAACTCTGGATAAGACGCGACAATCTGCGCGCGGATGGGCTGCGCTGCCTCGTACAGCGCCAATAGTTTGTGCGCCAGTATCGGCACCATGCCGCAAGCGTTCGCGTCGTCACGGGCATCACGCGCGGCTTTCGTCTTGTAGTCTGGCGCGTTGATTGTGACGATTGCGTTTAGGTCGCCGCCGGTAATCAGCCTCTCCAGCACCTTGCCGGCAATCATGGCGTCCGTTGGGTTTTCCTGCCCGCCTTCAAGGAAGCGGCGCTCGTAGTCTGACTTCGCCTTTATCGGGCATCGGAGCAACTGCTTGGCTATGGACTGGTGCAGCCGCCAGACGTGCGGCGGGGTTGGTATTTCTCCGCTCACTTGCGCGCACCCTCGCCATGCACCAACACCTTGGCGTCGCCCTGATACGACGCAAACCGGCATGCTTGCAAATCCTCCATGATTCGGAGTAGCCCTTCCATCTTCGCGCGGGACTTCCGGTTCATCGGCAAGTGCGCCGCCGCTTCAATCACCTGTTCCATTACCGCTTGTTCGCCGCGTGTCATTCGATGCTCTCCTTGAAGAATTCCGGGTGCTCTCCGCAGACTGCATTTGGATAGGTTGCGGGAGGGTAAAAAGTACCGTTATCAGATTCGTATAGTTCGAACTTCGCTTTCCCGGTCTCGTCATACACAGTCCATGATGCTGGCATTGGCGCGTGGCGCAGACACATTTCGGCCTCGCGACCTGTGGTATTGTCGAAATACGGGCAATTCTCGCACCGCGCGTCGGGGTTGCGCTGTTTCATTTCGTGTCTCCCTTCATCTCGACCTCGATGCGGTTTGCCTTCCAGTATTCTTCGCTCATGGTCTCCCTTTCTGGTTATGCTGTCTTGTTAATTTTTTTTACCAGTGATGGCATCGGGCATATTGGGTCGTACCGGAGAATGGTCAATCGTTCCCCCAGCATGGAAGCGCGAAGGCCTCTAAGTATGCACCACATTCGCATTTTCAGTGATGATGCTCCGTTAAAATTGGTTACGATTAGCTTCTCCCGAACCGTATGTGCCGGGTCGCCCTTTGACAACCCTAATCCACACCGTATAGCTTCAAGATAAGATTCCGTAATGCTAATGTCAGCATCCATGTAGTTTGCCTGCATAATGCAGGCACCAACCTCAGCAATGCTGATAACCTTGTCTTTTTTCAACTTAACGGCAGAGTCCACTGCCGAAAGCATGAATGGATTGGCACTCACAAAATCAATTACGTCTGATTTTGTTATCTGGTGTGACACCTTATTGATACCTGCAAGATGGCACAGCGCAAGTCGCTTGTAGATGGCCACAATCTTGTCTGAATAGTCAGTCCCCATTTCTGCATATAGCGCGTCAGCTTGCGTTCGGGCGAAGTTAGAGTCTATGTTTCGGACATCATCAACGCCAAACGCGGCCCACATTTCAATTGTCACGCCAGAAAGAACAATTGCTGCAAGGCGATGCTGCCCGTCTGTAATCTGTCCTCCACTGTCAAACTTGATGGTCTCGCCGCAGTCCGTCCAGTTTCCACGGCTCATGTCCCCTGCATAGCGTTGGACTACATGGGTTCGTAGCTTCCTGTAATTCTTGTGGTTATCAATCCATTCCTTGGCTTGATCTGGCGTCACTTTAATTCTGCGAATGTCCATCTTAATCCCTTTATTTCGTTCGCCGCCCCGCGCGGCGTATTGATAAATTACCACAACTGCGGCGGGGTGTCAAGAAAAAAAACAACCCCGCTGGCGAGGGATGGCACCAGCGGGGCGGGGAGAAGACGCGGGGGGAGACCGCGTTGTGGGCTGTTAAACTGTCTGGCGGTATGATAGCCTATCGCGGGTCTGGCGTCAACCCCCCTTGCGGATGGACGCCACAAGGCGGGATAGCAGCGGGGTGAGAACCGTTGTCACCACTACCACTACGGCGGCGTCCGACTCCGGCCCGAACGGCATGTAATCAGGGAATGCGCTGCGGAGGAAGGCGATTACTCCGTAGATTGCGCCGCCCGAAGATGCTGCGGCGCCGGCAACGGTCGCGGTAGTGGCGGACTGCGTTATGGGTTTCATGGTGGTGTCTCCTGTTTCGGTTGCGTCTGAAAAGGGCGCGTCAAGCTGCCCTAGCATCGCCTCAAAGTTTTGGTCTAACTCTCCCCGGTTGTACCGGCGCTTTGCCCGCCACGCCCGCCATAGGCTGCGTATCGGGCGCTTCATGCGAGCATCGCCTTTGCGGCTACAAGCGCGCGGGTGAAGTCGCCAAGTTTTGCGGAGCCAAGAAAGGTGTTATAGTTTTTCTTGTAGTAGGCATCTTGGCTGGCGCGGTCGCTTGGAATCTGGTTGCGGTCGCGGAAGTAGTGCAACCGGCAAAACGCCACGGCCAGCGGGTCAGACAGCGGCAGCAGCCGCAGCACGGTGCGCGGGTGCATGCTCATGATGGCGTCTAGTGTGGCGTCCTTGTCGCCTCCGCTGGCGAACACCGCGACACGCTTGGCAAGCGCCGGGTTTCGTGCGAGCAGGTCCATGCTGTCGGTGAGTGCATTAAGCTCGGTTTGAGCGATTCCCCAAGCGCCTTTGTCGGACACCCAGCTAAAGCCCATCTGCCGCGTATGCTGGAACATGCCGGATTCGTGCGCGATAGTCCCGAACAGCAGGTCGGTAGTCGCCGCCGCGTATCGCTCGTTCGGCGGAGTGCGCCCGTAAATCTGCCATGCCGCATCCTGGCACAATTCGTAAATGTACGCCGCGTAAGTGTGGTTATCCATGCGTCACTCTCCTATCGTGCTTATCGTATACAGTGCGTTCAAGGTTTCCGATTCTGTTGCCTTGGTCCTGCATACGCGACCTCATCCCGTTGTCTAGATTGACGCCGTACAGCGCGGTCTTGTGTTCCCGCACTTCGTTCGCAAGCCATTCGTATTGTTGCACCAGCGCCTCCAGCTTCATGCGAATCGCGAACCATGCGCCACCGAAAGCCACGAATCCATTAAGCACGCAAGCAAACAGCACGCCGACTATCGCGTAGGGAAGGGAGATTTCAATCATGGGGTGCTCCTATGAAGTGCCGCTTATATATGCTAGCACATTTCCATCCAAGTCAAACTTTTGAATCATGCCGTCAAGTTGAACAGTGAAAACAAACCCGTCATCTACTGCAATATCTTGCGACTTTTCAAATTGTCCTGGCGTATTCTCTCCGTAGCTCCCCCACTGCCGCAAGTACCCGCCAGCATCATCAAACACCTGAACCCGATGATTGTCGGTTGACGTCAAACTGCCTTCTATTACGAAAATTTCTCCATCGTAAAAAGCCACATTCGCAATAGAATTAAATTGCCCGTTGCCAGTTCCGGCAGAACCAAAGGTCAGTGTGTTTGCCTTTGATGTAAGGTTATAAGCAAAAACCTCGTCGACACTAGCTATATAACCGGTATCATTGTCGGCGTCTATACTGGAGGCGACAATTATAGAGTCCGGCTCGTTTTGGATGTCGGTAAAGTCAGGCAAGCATGACTTGCTGTAACCGAAGCCGTTAAAGTATATGCGACCGCCATAAAAATTACAGCGATCAACACCGTCTGGAGGCATATAAAGGTCATCAACGTATTGCAAACCATTGTTCAGCACTACTACACTGTTTCCTTGCGGGTATATTGACTGATTTCCAACCGGTATCATCCTTGCAAATCTGCCAGAACCAACAACAACATCGAAGTTTTCTGCGTGAGACATATATGCGATTAGTCGAAGGTCGTAGTTTAAAATCATTTTGGCGTTTAGCCCGGATATGTATAGTCGTCCGCCATTGGCAACAATACCTACCGGTCCATCGCACAGATGACCTATTCCCTGCAATTCCCTACGCATTGCCCGCGATGACGTTTGAAATTCCAACAACTGACCTAAGTATGGACTTGGCGAACCTTGTAAACTCATCGCGCCCACACCTTGCCGAACGGTAGTTCCATGTACTCTAGGCGATTGCTGGACACCACAACGTTTGTTTGCATTTGCGCCATAAGTATTTTTTCGCCTATGTACCAGTTCGGCGTAACATAGAAGTCTGCGTAATTCGTGCCGTCATTATGCTCCCGCTTGTACTCTGGATAGGTTGCGTCCGCCGTGTAGGTTATTTCCTCTCCGTCAATATAGGTAATCGTCTCTGTGTCGAATGGGGTGCGCTGAAACAGGTAGTGCTTTGCAACAAGCACAGTATCGCCTAGTGTTCCGTTGACTACGTTCCAGATTTTGCACTCAAGGTAATCATCAAAAACGTCTTGCACCTCACCCCAAATAATACCGCTTTGATTGTATAGAGCCACGCGCTGCCACAACCCTTGATCGTAGAAGTTCATTGTGCCTTCGTCGTCTACTTCGGCGTAGGCCCAATCACCATTCTTGAATTCAAGGCGCGGGCTAATGTCTGTCGAGTCGAAGGTGTCGAACGTCCGCCCGATAGTCGGGTACAGCGTGCCGTCGTCATTCACGTCAAGCGGCGGGTTCTGGGAACGGATAAGAGACCGGATGATGTCGTCGAGCGATTGCCGGCGGTTTGCCATCTCGATATCGATAGGTAGCGGATTCGCAAGGTTCAACACCATGCGCTCTACTTTCAGCGTGGTGCTGGCAATATCATGCGCGGGATAACTGAACGTGTACCTACTGCCAAGGTAGATGTCATTGTACCCAATCGTGCCGTTGTCAGCCTTGGCAAGGTCAAGCATGTTCCCGGAGAATCGGACGAATGGTTCCGCGCGGTCCTCAAGAATTCGCTGAGCCGCCGCGAGCAACACGGTCGGGTCCGCTATCTGTGACTCCACCTTTATCGAAGGCAGCAAGCCATAAGACGCGATGCTTGCCGCGTCCTCAATGTATTCCTCCGCCTCCCCAGCATCAGTCAGCCGCAGCCGCGTGCGCGCGTCTTGGCCCTGTCCGTACATGTACAGCCGGTTAATCTGGTCATCGTAGTTAATCTCGAATTGCGCGCCAGTTAGCGCCATGGCGAACGTGCCTTCTTCCGTGCCGATGTTTACGCGCCATTCAAACGTCCCATCCATCGTGACGTAGAACGCACCCGCGATATCTTTCGGCATGGATGCATGCAATTCCCGAAGCGCGCCAAGTATCGATGTGTCCTGAACGAAAAATGCCGTTTCGTAATTCGCAATCGCCGGGTCTATCACGCCAAGCGACAGCGGCACAGTCTGCTGCTGAAGGCCGAATAAGCCCTCTACAATCGCCTGTACGGTGATAGCTGTCGGCGTGCCACCAGTCACCACGGGCTCGCGTCCAAGTTGACTGAGCGCGTCCAGCGCAGTGATTACCATGAACACCGCGCCGGGTTGCTCAAGCGAACTCGCGCGCGACCTAATCTGGAAGCGGCCAAGCGCCATACCCCAGCGGTCCCGAAGTATCAGTCGGTTCTCTGGAATGAAATGCTCGATAGCGGCATTGTCGCCGGCAACCTTGAATGTCAGCTTGCTCGCCTCGTTAAGGGTCAACTCAAGCCGCGAACCCTCCGCCAAGAAGTCAACGCTCGCCACCAGCACCGCGCCGTCCGCGTCTTGCACTTCAATCGTGTACAGCGCCACACGGTCAGCGGTAATGCCAAGGTCTGAAGGCTGTCCGCCGATTACAGTGGGCAATCCGGTAGCGGTGCCAGGGGCGCTAGGATTTGTTCCCTCGAACGTGCCCCCCGTGCGCCGCTCCCATGCGGGACGGTCCAGCAAGTCGGCTTGCGTCTGCGGTCCGCCCCGATTCCCCCACCACGCGAACTGACCATAACGGGTATCGTAACCCGTCTGCCAGTATCGAGTGTGCGCTTGGAACGCTTGCGCCATTACAACCCAAACTCCGTGCGGATGCGCGCCTCAAGAAGCGCGGCGGTTGCGGTGTATCCTGTCGGATTCAGGTGAACATCATCGGCATCGTACCATGTCGCGTGATTCGTATATGTCGGCGTGTACATGTTGTAGACTTCCACGCCTTCCGCCGCCATTACAGCCGCCGCCGCCGCGTTGTACGCTATGACGTCCGCATTGTCCCGGTTCACGGCCGCCGGTCCAACGTAGGTGGTATTCACGAATACAAGCGTTGCGTTCAGGCAACGCGCCTTGAGAATCGCAACGATGGCCTCTAGGTTGTCGGCGTACTCCGCCGAATCGGTCATGAAATCCTCGTTGATATCCCAAAGCCCGGCGTTGAACAAGACCATGCGGTAGTTATAATTCCGCGTAGGGTTCAGCCATTCATATTCAAGGTCATCGAGCCACGTCCATGTATGTTCGCAGTTGACTGGAGGTCGTAAAATGTTAACCTCGCCAGATAGCGCCGTTCGCATTTCTGGAACCATTCCGATACTTAGGGAGTCGCCCATGTGCAAAACCGTCGGCAATGCTGGGTTCGGCGTGACTGGAATAAATGCACTCAATTGATTGCACCTTAACTGTTAGTGCTGCGCGAAAGCTCAAGCCATGCTGTTCCATTGTGAATGCACATAAGCATGTGTCGCGTGGTAGTCATCGCGAAGTCCGCCCCACCGGCAAGACGGAACCCATTGGTAGCGGTCGAATGCTTGACTGTTACATCTCGCGAGTCTGAAAGCGTGCGAAGAACAAGTATCGCACCGACAGACGCTCCGGTCATTGTGTCAAGGTCATCTGTCGCAGCAGCCGCTTCAGTATCAACCGCCGCGTATGCGGAAGTATATGCCGCGACACCGCTGGAGATTACCGGCGTTGATGCTCCAATCCTAAAAGCGCCACTAGCAAGTGCTGACCCGTTGAATCTCGTGTCTCCAGTTGCAACTATCGCGCCAGTGTCAGAACTAAAGCTAAACACACCTGTCGGGCTTGCGCCAGAACTGTTATAACGTGTGATAGTCAATAACTCACCAGCAGCGTCGTAGGACAACGCCAACCGCTTCACTCCTGCGTCTTGAAACTCAACAGCCCCCACGCCCGCTGGCCCGCAATTCACAATATGCCGCGCAACCGCCGCATCGTCCGCCCCCACACTCACATTGTCGCCTATCAGGTCGCCGCCCGCGACAACATCGCCGGTAACGTTGACTTCGGCAAGGGTAGTAGTTCCGTTCTCGATGCCGTTTACTGCGGTGTGAATTTCCGTCAACTGCTGTGCGTAGGCATTCTGCTGTACCGCCGCGTTGTCGGAATGGGATGCGGCAGACGTACCCAACTGCGCGCGCGTTACTGTCAGCGTAGATTTGCCGGCGGTCGGCGTGTTCGTCGCGACCGCAGACACCCGGATTGCCTCGCTGTCGATGTCACAGTAGAAAGGCACGGTCGGCTCACCGCCGGCGCCCGCGCCATCGATTACGATGCTTGTCACGCTGTTGTTAATCGCGCCATCGAGAAGCGCGTACCAGTTATCCTTGACCTTGTGGAACGTGGTAGCCATGATTGCTCCTATGCCTAAATCTTCGCACCGCTAGGCACGATTAACTTCAACCGGAATGATACAGCATTGATGCTTATTTCGCCAACATCAGGTCCGCCGATAGGGCGCGCGAGGAACATGTCAGTAGTCCAAGTCGGGGCGAATGTCGTCAACCCCGCAACGTGTGCCGCCTTCAACGCTGCAAGCACGTTCGCCCATCGTGTATCCCGCGTGCTTGAATCCGTGCCGATAACGTGGCATTGCAGGTCGAACGTGAGCGCGCCAAGCAGCGTACCTTGCGTCACCACGCCGTTGCTTTGCCCAAGCTCCGCGATATTCAGCCGAAACTCCGGTATCGGAACCATCGGCATGACGTGCATGTTGTAGTTTGTGCCGCTGTAATCGACGCTGTTTAGGGTGAAGCTGGTTATCGACTGCGCCATTACGCGAAGCTCCCTGCGGCCCGCAGTTGTTCGGAAATCACTTTGCCGATGCCGGTGTTGAAACGGTCCATCTGCGCATCGTCCAGGAATGTCGGTGAGTATACGTTTAGTGTAACGCCAGCCATGCCGCGCGCACCAGCGTTGTTCGGGTCGTGCGGCGATATCTTCGTGCCCGGCGGGACAATCATCGTCTCCGGCCCGCTTTCCCCGACACGAATCACGCCGCCGCCCGACGTGCCGCCGGATGCGAACCCGGGAGTTTGTCCGCCAAAAAATCCAACGTCTGCATCAAGCCCAACTAACCGATTTTGTACAGTCCCGGCAATCAATCCAGCAATGGACCGCGCCGTGTCAATGAACCAATTAAAGATTCCACTGTACCAATCCACCAGCCCCCCCCATGCTATTTTGATGGCGTCAATTGGGCTTGTGAACGCCGTAAGAAATGCATCATACATGGTGCTAGCGAAGTCGCTTATTGCGGTGGCGATACTAGACGCCCAATCAGAAAGCCAACCCACGAAATCACTAAATAGTTTCTTGATGTTCTCCCATTCAGACGAAATGGCTATGTACGCCGCTGCTAATGATGCCGCCACGGCAACTACAGCCAAGCCAAGCGGAGAAAATACCGCACCTATTAGTGCACTCCCTACCTTTGCCACAAACTTAAACACATCTGCCAACTTCCCAAAACCAGTGATAAGTCCCGCCTTTATTTTGCCCAGATTTCCAAAAAGCGTTACAAGCTCATTGATAAACCAAATTATAGGGCCAGTAGTAATCAAAAATCCTGCCACAACCATTGCAATTTTCGTAATAGCATCCACAACACCGGGACTTGACTCCTGAAGCTTTATAAGCCACTCAGAAAACCCCTTCGCAGCGTCCGCGCCATCGTTAAGCGAAGGGGAAACCGTCTCACCTATAGTTTTGCCGACAAGCTCAAACTTGCGCTTAGCGCCTTCCATGTCATTGCCAAGGGTATTGTACTGGTCGTTAAGGGATTTGATAGCGCCTCCCAGTTCGCCCATTTTTGTTATTGACATGTCGATGCCAAGTACGGCAGATTCGCCCAAATCCTCAAACTGCGTGCCAAGCAGACCAACGCCGGCCTGCATGACAATAGCCTGATTGTCTGTGTCTCGAAGTTTATCCAGAACCATCTGGAATGCTTGCGCAGATGTCATGCTCCCGCTGGACAGCTTAGTATTGAATTCATCCACGTTCAGGCCAAGCAGCGTGAGCGCATCGCTTGTCGCCTTGCTGCCGTCCAGAATTCGCACGCGGAACTCCTTGAACAGGTCCGCAGCCTTATCAGTTCCCAAATTGCCGGATGCAAGACCGGATTGTAATAGGCTAAAAAACTGCTCCGCTTCCGCGCCACCGTTTGCAAACTGCGTGGAGTATTCGGTCACAGATTGCAAGAAATCGTCCGACTTGTTCAAACCTTCCTGAAACCCTTTAGCAATAAAGTCAAAAGCCTCTGTAGACTTAAGTCCGAAGTTCTGCATAAGCGCCGTTACAGCGTCAATACTGCCAGACACATCGGCGTCGAACGTGTCGCGCAGTGCAATCGCGTATTCCGTTGACTTGCCTATTTCATCCTTGGACACAACGCCAACAGTTTTCAAGCCAAGCGCGACGGCCTTGACAGATTCCGCAACATCATCAATAGACTCGCCAAAGTTGTTCCCGTAAACCTGTGTGATAACCTTGTCGAACGCTTTTACCTGCTCGATAGGCTCGCCAAGCGATACGGTCAACTTTTTCGCGGCAGTGTCGAATTCGTTGGCGATACTTGCGGCCTTGCCAAGAATACCCGCCATACCTACTCCAGCAGCGGTCATGCTAGCGCCGATAACCTTGGAGTTCGCCATAAGCGTCTTGCCTAAGTTGTCCGCCATCTGCTTGGACTGATTTAGCGCCTTCTTGAATTCATCCGTGACGCCGGTTATGTTCCAGACTACATCGCCCGCTTGTATCGCCACGGTCTAACCTCCTATGCCAATGTCCTGCAACTTGTCTACCAGCTTCGGACGCTCAAGCCCGGCCTTCACGCGCGCCAGCCGCTGCGCACGCGCATCTTCTTTCGCGCGCGATTCAAGGTACTCAAATGTATTCCAGAAACGCGCCCATGTCCACGTTTCGCAAACCTGCCACGGGTCAAGATTCAACCGCACCGCCACCGCGTTTATGAGCCCGCCGATTGTTCGCCAGACTGCATCTGGTTCGCACGCGCGAGCATCGGCGCTAGTGTCCCGACCTTTTCTGCGAACGCTAACTGCTCTTGAATCGCCGCCATCTTGTTGCGCTCGCCAATAGCGAAAGGGTCGTTATCCTTCCAGACCGCGTAGAATGCATCGCTGACTTGGCTGATAGTGGCATGCTCTCGGATTTCGTCGGCGGGCCATTTGTCATCATAGGTCATCAAATGCTCCAGCATTGCGGCCATTGCATCGCGCATCAATTCACGCTTGTTCGGCTTGGCGGCGGCGGCGGTGACTAACTTGTCAACCGCCGCCGCCCCGTCGCACCACGTCGCAGCCGCCGCCATCGGAAGCGCCTTCGCAAGCACCTTCTTGCCAGTCGGCAACTGCATGATTTCAATCGGGCTATTCGTAACCCGCTCGCGTTCGTTTCTCTGAATCATTCCCTACTCCTTATTGATAATTGGTTGTCGATTATGCGGACTGGAAGAAGTCGATAGCCACGCCGCCAGGAATCGCCGAAGTCGCCTCCGGCTTAACCGTGAACGTGGTACGCGCTGCAGCACTATCGCCCGAAATGCCGAACGGGATGCTGCCGACAGTCACAACGCACTTCGGGAAGTACAGGCTCGCAAGCCCGTTGACCTCGATAAGCACCGTGCGCTTCGTCGTCGTCGCGGTCATCGTAAGCGTGTTCGTGGCCGTAGCCACGTTGCTCGCAATCTGCAACGCCGCTTGGCTCAGGTCATACGCGGTGAAGCTGAACTCCGTTGCGCCGACAGACTTCAGGATATGTTCCTGCGCCGCAAGCGACACCGGAGCCTTAACCATCGTCCACTCGTCGAGCAACGGGAAGTCAACGGTATCCTCATCAAGGTCCGCATCGTCTCCGCGCGCCACGCTGCCGAATTGCGTCCACGCCGTCATGCTCGCGAAGTGCGCGCCAAGCGCCGGAATGCTCGGCTTAGCCGTCTCCGCAGTGGGGTGAATGCTGATGTTCCACAATACGTTACTTGCCATCGTTCTATCCTTTCGGGGTTAGGGGGCGATCTCTATTTCGTAAATCGCCCGTGCATACTTCCATTCGGTTTCCGGTTCACGTTCCCCGGTTGCTCCGTCGATTTGCCTTGCCATCCGTATCTGTCCGGCGGCAACCCTTACCCCGATTACTCCGTGCAGCCTGTCATGCAGGGCCGCGTATATCGCGTTCGCGCTGGCGTAGGTATCCGCCGCGCCGTAGCAGTGAAACTGCACACGGCACCGCATCACGTTCGCAACCGCGTGACGTTCCTCTGTCACCGTCTCATAGATAATCGCCTTGCTGTCATTGCGCCATCCCTCCGGTGCTGCTGGACTCCATACCCGGTTAGCAACTAGCGTATAAAGGCTAGTGCCCGTACCAGTTAGGTGCTGCCAGATAATTAGATTGGTGTCAAGCATTAGTCTTTCCACCTATCGCCGCGCTTCCACTTGCCAATCGTGCCGGTGGTTCCGCGAATGATGAAGAAACGGCCCTTAACCTTTTTGCCTCCACCCTTCGGATGCCAGCCGTACTCCTGCGCCGCGCCGTAGCCCGTGCCCTTTTCATTGTTTGCTTCGGTCTTGATGCTGTACAGCATATGCCCGCGCTTTTCCGTCTTCATGGAATTCGCCAGCTTGCCGGTGCTCTCCTTTGTTAGGTCGCGCAATAGCTGCCTACCTAGCTTCATGGATTCCTCGGTGAATTCGGATATTGCCTTATCAGTAACAAACCCGACCTTGCGTATAGCGGCGAGTGTGCGGTCCTGCACCGTCACCTTTCCTGCCTTGGCTTTCTTCGTTGGGTTAGCCATTAGTCAACCCTCTTTGCGTTGGCCTCGACGTGGTGCCGTTCCGCCCCAGCATCGAAGTCTACGCCCTCGATTTCGTATACCAGAGAATCCACTGTCACGCGGTCACTCGTTTTTATGTCCGTTCCGTAAGGGAAATACAGCAGGCACCGCATTACAGCGGGGTCATACTGAGGGCCAAGCTCTTTAGCGTCGAGCGCGCATACGCGCGTGCGCGACGTAGCCACAACGGCTGTGGTCGGTGTCGGCTCTGGGCCGCTCGTGGTGAACGAGCGCCTGACTATCGTCGCCTCGCTATTGAACAGCCCTATCATTAGAACCAGGGCTCCCGGCGTAGGTTGCTGAAAATGCGGCGGATTTGTGCATCCTCGTTCGCCGCGGTGCTTCGCATGTAGCTGTAATTCTTGATGGTCTCTTGAATCATTCCCGCGCCACCGATGTTTCGGTGTAGAATTCCTGCAACCGCTTCAGTGCCGTTCACTATCACCGCAGGGTAGACAGCCTTATACACAGCCTGCCCCGCGTGCGTTGTGCCCGTGGTGCCGTTCACAGCGCGCACAACAGTCGCCGTGGTGGTGGTGACAGACTGGACAAACATCTGTTCGCTGCCAATCTTGATTGTCTGACCAGCCACAAGCCCAGCCGACACGCTGATGGTTAGCGATGTTCCATCTGTGCTAGCCACGGTGCCGGTCAGCCCAGCCGATGCCCATGGGTCAGCACTACGCATATCGCCAGCGCCGAAGGTGCCCACAATCTGAATCCAGTTAGCCTGGTTCGATGAAGGCGCGTACAGATTGAACAGTGAATCGCCACGCTTGCGGCGAATGGCCGTCCACGGATACCCGTTGTCCGGTATCACCTCGAAATCCGTACCCTTCACCCAGGTGTCGGAATACGATTCGTCTAGGTCGGCGTCTGTCTTGAGCGAAGTAATTGACAGCAGGTCATGTACAGGCAGCGTGTCCCGCTCGGTACCATCGTAGTACCGGGTTGCAGTCTCCGTGTAGAAGTGCCGTCCCGTCATCTGGTCGGCTATCCGGCTCGCTGCATCCGCAATCACAAGCGCGTCCGCAACATCGGCGGTGGCGATGCTTAGCAATTCGGATATTCGGCCTGCGTCAACGTAGCAATTCATCGCTCGCGCCCTCCGCGCTTTGTCTTTTCAGGTGAATGCACACGGCTGGCCGTCTCGCGCCCATCCATGTCAACGCGCACCGCTACGCGCCTGTCGAGATACGCGCATGCAAGCCCTACAGGCAGGTCGATTACTTCGTCTTTAGTAAAGCGCCCGATGTTGCAGTTGAATTTGATGTTCATACGGCTACACACCCCGGCGGCATTCCGTCGCGCTGATACTCGTTCAACGTCTGGTGAATCGGCCTGAAGTCTGGACCGGGCCACGTCACCAATTCCTGCATATGGCCGATGCGCACGTTGTTCGCAAGGAATACCTTGTGCCCAGCCTTGTGCCAGTTCTTCCAGAACGATATGTCGGCGTCTGTCTGCCCACGGTCCCAAAGCCCCTCAGCGTTCGGGGTTGGCTGCATCCACGGGCGCGGGAGTGCGCGCAAGCAATCGGCGTTGATAAGCGTCAAGCCGAAGTGCCCTGTGGTAATCTGCGTGAGATTCCGCGCAAAGTCGGTAGCGTACATCTGGCGTTTGATTCCACCATTCCCATCGCCAACAGTGAAAAGTGCGGTCTCGCACTGGCGCTTGGATTGCACCGGCACGATAGCCTTCGCTTCAGGATAGGTAATCGCCAACCTGTGAAGCTCAACAACATCAGCAACGCTAAACATTGAATCGTAGTCAGCGGTCAGAATGTACTTGCATGTCGGGTCTTGCAGCGCGTTTTCAATCAGATTCGATAGCGCCTCAAACCAGAAGCAAGAAGAATGGCTGTTATACCGGATGCCTAATTGATGAATTACGGGCATGGTGCAATTGAAGTGCATCGTCGGGCCGAACCGCGCCGCGGCGAGCAACATATGCGTGCCACTGAAATCCACCGCGCCGGTGTGCATCTTTGTTCCGCGAATATTCAGCGAGATGGGCAGCTTGGCGCAATCGTCAATCTCACTCTCCCATGTGGTTATATTGAACAAGCCAAGGTTAGCAAACGCCTCCTCCAACGTGTCGCGGTCAAATATAGCGCCATGGTGGTCATCAGAGTCTGAATGTCCACCCATAATGTATCCCTGCAAGTGCGGCTCCGGCACGTTCGATAAATACATCTTCGCGCACTTGCGGAAGTCGGGGACCGCCAACTTCAAAACGCCGCCGGGGCGCAGCTTGGCAACCCAATTTTCTAGCACCTTTCCAACGTCGCGATGGCTGAAATGTTCAAGCACATGGCTCGCGCGGATTTCGTCTACCGTGCCATCTTCCATGGCAAGCGGGTAGACTTCCTGCCCGGTTTTCCGGTCAAGATTTGTGTACCCTTCAATCGGTACTGGACCCGCGCCAAGGTTCAGCTTCACCATGCGCCCCTCGTCGATGTTTGTATACTCATTCGCCATAATCTTTACCCTACCTTTCCTGCCTGTTTAATTGTTTCCCTGTGTCCGCCGCGCGGGGACGGATGCCTTTCGACACCCGCCCCCGCTAGGCGGGGTAGGGGTTAGCCGAGTACCAGCGCCGCAGCGCCAGCCGATGTCGCGTCTGTCACGCCATTGCTCTGGCGCGACAGGTCGGCTTTAACGGCGGTGATTCGTGCGCTCGAATTCGTCACGCCGACACGGAAATACCGGTACGGGTAGTTCCGCTTGTCGATACCGATACGAACAATCTGCGGGGTTGCCGCAGCGTTCGGCGCGGAGAAGTTGCCGGTAGCCGTGCCAGACGTGAAAACCGGAATGTTCGTGAAAGCCGAAGTCGTGTCGCCATAAGCAACGGCAATCTCAAGCGTAACGGTCGTCGCGCCAGTCGCCAGCACCGTATCAATCGTGACGTAATCAGCGTCAAGAGTGTCGATGGTGCCGGTAACTTCGGTCGTACCAATAGAAACCGGGGCGATTACAACCCCGACTTTCTGGTTCTGAGAGTGAATCATGAGTTAGCTCCTTTCTTTTGTTGTGGCTTAGGAGGCCGTCTTCAGGCCGACAACCGGACCCGCGTTCGTCGCGTCGCCAACGCTGTGCACGTTGATGCCGAAGCGCGTGGTGTACCGGACGCCAATCTGATTGGTCTCGAACATCGAAACGCCGGCAATCGTCGCATCCATCGACGCTTCGAAGGTGTCGGCGTTGCGAATGCCAAGGTCGGCCGCGCGGCGAAGGTCGCCAAACAAGCAAACCACTTCGGCGGTAGTGGCGGTCTTCGGCATCACTTCGGTCGTCTCGACCGGGTAGCCGAGGAACATCTTGCGCGGCGCACCGTTCTGAATGTTCTCAACCGTGTTGCCACCAGCGGCAAGCGCAAGCGGCTCCATGACCGTGCTCCAGAACGGCTTAGAGGTGAACCACACCGGCTGCAATCCGCCCTCGAAGTCGGGCAGCTTGCCCAACGTCTCGGAGAACTTCGCAAGCGTGATAAGCCCCCAGTTCGTGTGCGTGCCAGAAGCGGCGGTCGCGACACCGGCTGTGCCGTCGGCGGCAAGCTTCGTGCGCACACCACGGATTCCGTGGTAGGTGCTGGTACCGTCACCGATAAACCCAGCCTGGTCCTGTCGGCGGGCCTTCGCGCGCGCAAACTGTTCCGCAAGCTCATCAGCCATTGAGATGATGCTGTCGTCGTTCAACTGCTTGGAAATCGCAGCTAGGCCCATCCAATCCTTCGCGGTCAGCGTGGTGTTGTCGAAGGTGCTCTGAGAACCCGTACCGGCCTGCGCTTCGCCAACCGGATACAGGTCAACTTCAGAACCCAGCGCGTTGCGGTGAATGCTGTCGCTAGCCATCGCGACACGGCGAGCGTACCGGCCAAACACGCCATAGCTGAGAACCAGCTTAATCATGTCTGGGTCGGTCTGCGAGGGAACGAGGAAACCGCCAAGAGAGTTCACACCCTCAACCTGCCCACGGTATTCAATACCGCGTTCCTGACAACGGCGAATCGCGTACTCGTTGCCAAGTCCAGCGAACATGCGAATACCGAAGTCATACGCACGCTCATGCGGAGCCTTGCCGTTGATGGTCTCGGTAAAGCTGCGCGTGTGCGCGAACGGGACTTCAATGCGAGACTCAGGCTTCGGGCTGCGGAATTCCGCAACATTAAGGCCGGCGCGCGTGGTCGCCTCCTGAATCTTCTTGCTGCGTTCCTCGGCGGCGGCGATGCCAGCGGCGTCACGCTTGGCAACTTCGCGCGCGGCGATGTCCGCTTCACGCTTTTCGGCCGCCTCGATGGCGTCGGCCTTGGCCCGCAATTCTTCGTACTCTTTGGTCTCGGCTTCATTGAAATCGCGCGCCTCGGCCTTCGCCAGCGCCACAATTTCCTTCATTCGCTTCAGAATTTCGTCCATGATTAGGACTCCTTTCTCTTGTTTATTCGTTCCAAAAGTTCTATTTCACGCTCGGCCACGCTTCGGTTTATAGTGGAGTGGGATTTACCCGGCTCCGGCGTATCATCCGATTCGTTCGAGAATTGGCCTAACAGTGCGCGGACAGCCGCGCTCGTGCCGGTGTACCACGGCTCTGACACAAGCGAAACCTCATACAGCTTCACTTCTTGCAGTTCGCGGATAGCCTCGTTATCAATCATCTTCGTCGGCGCTTTGATGGGTGCGAATCCAAAACTCATTTGGTCCACGTCGCCCCTCGCCACACTGGCGAGTGCATCCTTACCCCATGTCGTTTCCGCGTTCGGCGTCATCCGCACCCACAGCCCTTTTTCATCTTCGCCTAGCTCAAGCGTTTTGTTGCTGGTGCGCGCGAGCACCTTAGAACCGTGCGCATCATGACTCCAGTACGCTTTGATGTCCTTCGATTCTTTCAGCGTCTTTTTGAAAGCGCCACGGCGGATAACTTCGCCGTTCTCGATTTGGTCGAACACGGCGGCATACCCGCGAATCGTGGTGCCGTCTCCATCGTCGCGCGTCTCAATCTGGAAAGAACGCCGTTCTATTTGTTTCAGACTCATCTGATTCTCCTATGCCGGGCCGATGCTGCAAGCGCAACCGGAGTGCAACGGGGGGTATCGAATATTGCCTGAAACCTTTAGCGGTTCCTGCCCATCTTCGCCCTTGACTTCGCTGCCCGCCGGCGCGAATGCTTCTTCTATGCCGACTACACGCCCATCCATTTTTTGACAGATTCCACAAGCTCCAGAGTTGGCAACCCATCGCAGCTTCGTGATTCCGTTTTCGCGCCAAGTCAGTCGAGATATATCGCCATCGGTCTCAACGGCTGTTGACGTGGCAATGTATTCAGCCTGACTAGCAGCTTCCCGCCGCCACCCGCTTGCGATTTCGTCAATGACATAATCAGTCCCGGCCTTTTCGCGAATTTTCATAAGCTGGTCAAGCGCCCACTGCGGCGCAATCTTGCTTTTCGTGCGGGCGATTTGCTCGACAAACGCCGCCATCTGTTCAGGGCCTGCGTTGCCGCCAATCAATTCCGCCGCCCGCTTGGAAATCTGGCGCGCAAGGTCCATCGTCGGCTGCGTCATTACCGCATAGGATTCTTCGCCTGCCCTCGTTATGAATTCTTCTACGAATTCATCCCACGAGTCCGCGCGCGTGTTCAGGTGTTGCTTCACCCCGGCAATCATTCGCTGTTCCCATCTGTAGAACATGCGAGTTAGGTCGCGCGTCATCATGGGGATGAACAGGTCGCGCACGTCCTGATTCTTCGCCGTGGCTGCGCGGAATTCTGTGAGCGATATAGACCGCGCATCATCTTCGGGCTCAGGCTCCACCGCTTCTGGTTCTGTGTCCGGCGAATCTGGTGGTTCTGGTAGGGCTATGGGCGCGTCTACTGGCGCAAGGTTAAGCGGTCGGAAGTAAGTATCGCCCTCTCGATACGGCGGCAAATCCTCAAGCGCCCGAATCTCGTTCGCGCTCATGATGCCGTTGCCGTATGCCTGAACGTAGCCCGCCATGCGCGTTGCAAAGTCGGCGCGGCCAAGCGAATCAAGGTTAAACCGGATAAAGTACGGCGTGCCAGGATTGATTAACTTGCACTCAAGCGCCGCCTCGATTCGGCAGACGCGAGGGAGAATACTATCTTCTTTCCACTCATAACCCTGATGCTCGATGTTGCTGAACGTAGCGTCGCCAAGTTCGCCAACCTTGTGCGGTGGAATGCGATACGCTCGGATGATGTCCTGCCGGGTGGCCTTCATCAACTCAAGTAGCTGCGCATCCTTCGGGTTGATGCCGATGTTGACCGGCTTGATGCCGCCATGCAAAATTGCCGTTTCGTGCGCGTTCTTGTTTCCGCCGATTGACTCGCGCCAAGACCGCTTTAGGTCTTGTATCATTTCCTTGTCGCGAAGAACCTGGTCAGTTGTCAGCGCCATCCGCATCATGCCGTCGCCATCGAACACACGCGCGCCATACTCTTCGGCGGATAACTGCAATCCGATGGACTGTGCAAGCGCGCCAACCGGGGAAATGCCGTAGTGCCCGTATGTCAATTGCGAACGCAAATGAATAACGTTTTCAGAGTGCAGTAGGCGCCCGTTAAGGCTGTATACTAGCCCGCTTTCCGTCTCGCTGATTGTCGTGTTGTCGGGCGAAGCGGGCCAGATATCTACTGGCGTGCCAAATTTATCGCGCACGATTGCCGCGTAGGCATTGCCGCGCAACTCAAGGTTGCCAATCATGTACTCCCAAAACTCAAAGCGGGTCAGCCAAGAACAAGGGCGATTGTGCAACAGTATTTGAAGCGGATGATTGGCCGGGGCTTTCTCGGACCGCCCCCCTGACTCGCGAATGTATACATGCACCGGCAACCCGGCGATGGTCTCGGAAATGGCGCGCACGCAAGCGTAGACAGTCGCGGTCTGCATGGCCGTGCGCGGACTGATATGCTTGCCGGTATACGCCGTGTTGAACGGCGAGAACCATGTTCCGCTACCAATTCCCCCCAGCGTGAATACGTTGCCAGCCATCCATGCGCGGATGGCAGACTGCGCCCGCTGTGCGATAGAAACCCGCTTCATGCGGATATTGTCGCAGGTTTCTCAAGCTGTTTATTTTTGCGTGCGCGAGAATGCTATATATAGCCTTAGAGTGCTATATGTGCGCAGCGTTTTTTGGGTGCTGGCATCCTTCGCGCGCGCGGTTTGTACTCCTGCTGAATTTCCTCCTGCGACGAATAGCGTGAACCGCAGTGCTTGCAGGATAGATAACGCCGTGTCTGAAACCCGCCATCTGTTTGTACCGTGTTGGTAACTTTGAGCGCATAACGCTTGCAATTAGGACAGCGCATAGACCCTCCTTATAGGATGCCGACGGTTTGCATTTCAGCCGCTTTAGCAGCGCCGCATGCCATTACCATTGCTACCGGACCGTCTATTTTGTGGCGCTTCGTTCCGCGCTTATTCACGCCGCCGCCGTCCGTCTTGTTCAGCTTCATCAACCCGCCCGAATCATAGACCACTTGGCAGTTGCCAAGCTGCCACCTAGTAATTGGGTTGCCGTTGTGCTGGACTTTTTTCGAGAATATAGCCCCGCTAAATTCCTTCATTGGTTCATTGAAGTGCCGGGTAGTCTGCGGGAAGTGCGCGCACGGAATGCCCGATTTCTCCGCAGCCTGGTGCATCGAGGCGCTGTTGTACGGGTCGAAAACCATCTGTTCTACATGGTAATTTGATAGGATTGACAAGACATACTCCTGCAAAGCATCTGCGTCAATGTAGTTCCCCGGCGTAGTTTTGAGTAACCCCCGCGCGTGCCAGTCCATGTAGGGCACGTTGTTCTTTTCGCCCATCTTCGCTAGGTTGTCGCCGGGAAGAAAGTACCACTCAAGCGTTCGCTGCGGCATATCGCGCTGCGCAGGGAACCAAAGCGCCAGCGCGGTCATGTCCTCGGTTTGGCTCATGTCCATCGCGGCGTAGCACCGGCACCCGTCCATATCTTCCGCCGTGTATTGCGCCTCGCACGCCGCCCATTTATCCGCGCCTATCCAGACATCCGCCGACTGAACCCACAGATTCATATGATACCGCTTGAAGTTAGGCTGTTCGGATGGGTTGTCGCGCGCCTCGTCGTACAGTTCGCGTAGATTATCTTCGCGCAACACCGCGCCAAATGACGGGTTGGCCTTCTTCCAAGTGTCGGGAGAGTTCCAATCATCGTCCTTTTTAGCGGCATACACCAGCGAAAAGTAGCTCCAATTGTCTACTTCGCCGGTCTGAACTGACTCGGAATACCGCCATTGCTCCCATCCGATGCTCGTCTCGTCGTATACACCAGCCGTGGAGATAGCCAGCATCAACGGCTCGGCACGCGACACGCCGCCGCCCTTCACCGTCTGCCACATCTGCGGGCGCTGGACGTGCAATTCATCCAGAATCATGCAACTCCACTTGATGCCCTCGGCAAGTTTCGCGTCACTCGACAGCACGCGGTACAGCCCGCCGCCCTTGCGCACGTTAATCCACCGCCGCGAGTCCACCGGCTTGACGCGCTTGAATATCTGCGGTGACGCCTTCGCCAGCTTGCTTGAATCCTTGTACACGATGCTCGCTTGCTCGCGGTCGCCAGCCGCAACGTACACTTCGGGGCTTGGTTCCGTAGGCTTGACCAGCATGTACAAAGCAATCAGGCTGCAAAGGAAGGATTTGCCGTTTTTCTTCGGAACCCACAGGCAACCGCGCCTGTATCTGCGCACTGCGCCAGGCCGCATCCACCCGAAAAGCGGCGCTATCAGGTCGTATATCTGCCAGTCAATCAGCCTGACCAGCCCCCCACCATCCTCGGCAGGGTAATGGCAAAACCGCGTGAAAAACTTTACAGCCCGCAGCGCCGCCGAATCATCAAAATAACAGCCATCTAGAACCGCCGAAACATCTTGATAGGACCGAATCCACCACTGATGCCACCCGGCACGCTCCGCAATCGCAAGCGCATCCGCGTATTTCGGGTGCTCGAACGCGGGTCGGCCAAGCGCGTAGGTCCAAACTCCGCCGGCGTAATCATTGCGGACGGTGCAAAAGCCGTTCCACTGCGCCAGCTTCCAAGGCGGCTTTACAGATTCGAGAATGCCTCATCCTCCGGGTCTGGTGGAACCGTGCCGGCCGCAGCCTTCTGGGTATCCACCATCGCCAGGTCATGGGGCGTCAATCCCCACTGCCGATACAGAGGCTTCATGCCTACCTGCAATTCTCGAAGCGTTTTTAGGTGCGGGTGCTGACACATCGCACCGTTTGGGCCTTCGTAACAAAGCTCTGTAAGCTCGTTCACTTCCCGCTGAACACGCTTGAACAGCGCGATTTGCTCGCACGCATCCGCGAATACAACCGCGTTGCGTTCCGTCAAATCCTCGCGGTCCAACAGCACCGGAGCAAGCATATTCCAAACTCTGACAGCACCATCGGATAGGTCTGATGGGCGCTTGATTCGCTTTACTTGTGCCATATTGAGAAACCCCAATTAGTAAAAGGTCCAATTTTAGATTTTGTTGCAGGGCGCGCTCGTTTGCGGTTGCTCGGCAGAGATTTCACCCCCCCTCCCCCGTCTTGCGGGAGTGGCAGGAATGGCATAAACATTGGAGATTTGACGAATCGAAGAAGCGTTCGTAGTCGCCTCGATGCGGTTGTATGTGGTCTACGTCGGTTGCGATTGCGTTGCAGTATCGGCAGAGCGGTTGAACGCCAAGCGCTATGGAGCGCATCCGCTTCCACCTAGCCGTTTGGTAGAATGCGTGGTCTGCTGGTGGCGTGCGCGTGGTCGGCTTGTATGTCTTCGGCTTAGTTGCCATGCCGCTTTTTACCACGGATGCTATTGATTTGTCAATATCACCTTTAGCGGTGGAGTCTGCCTAGTGCGCGGGCTGAAAGTCGGCCAGTGATTCGGCGTGCTACTCTTTCAGCGACTTTACCGCGCCTGATTGCGTTGAAGTCGCCTATCAGTTTTGCGAGTAGGTATAGCAATGAGCGGGTGTTCATGTGTTGCATCCGGCTGTGATGGTGGGGGTGGTCTTATTTTTGGCGCTGTATTCTGGGAATTGGTTTTCTGCTTAAGTGCAAGAGGGGAGTCAGTGCGGGTCGCTTCGCGCATTGCGCTCCAGTCGGTTATCGCGCGGGCTGGTCGGTGTAGCCGGAACCGCGCCTATCGGCGCTATCAAAATCGAAGCGATTTTGATGGATTGCTTTTTGATGCTACTGATTGTCGCTTGCTTGCTCGATGGGATGGTAGCCCGTTGATTACGCGGCTATCGCCGCTGGTGTTTAGAATGAATTGCGCCTGCGCGAGGGCGCGAAGATTAGCGGGTTTCTGTGGGCGTTGTCAAGCGTGAGTGCCTCAAATGGGGTATGGGTTCGGATTTACTGGCGAATTGATTGTTAGATGTCTAACGGTTAGATGGTTAACAGTGAATTTCGGGGGTTGGTTATTTCGTGCTGTCATGGTGGATTTTACCCCAAATGAGGTAGAAAAAAGATTGCGAAAGTACTTGACACTCGCAACGGTTTGTTGTAAACTTACAACAGATAAGGCAAGCGCACAGGGCGCGGGCCGAAGGGAGACAGAGCGATGAAAAATCGAATTGACACGGCAGAGCAAATACTTCGTGGGTTTTTGCACGAGATGGCCGACAGGGACGGTCGCATTTTTATTGACACGAAATTGCGGCTCAAGGGACATGGCGCAGGCCCCATCGAAAAGTTGCTAGCTCGCGCACACGATCTGCTGAACACCGAAACCAATACCAACTAACCGCACGCGGGCCTAAGGGAGATCGAGAAATGAAACGCAGCCAGATTCTAAACACACTTCGCGGCAGCAACAGCAAGACGGTCAAGCGCATTCCGGCGGTGAAGGATGCGCGCGAGGCGCTTGGGGAAATCTACACGCGCAGCAATGGCCGGCAGCTTTCCGATGTCGAGCAAGACGCCGTGCGCGTCTGGTCGCGCTCGCTGCATGACGCGATCCGCCAGCACACGGGCGGCGCGTTCGCGTTGCTTAACCACTAACCCCACGCTGGTCTAAGGGAGATAGAGACATGAAAACGTGGTATGTGTACTCATGGATGCCTTTCGGGAAATATCGCAACATCGCGACGGCAAAGCGGCAAAATTTCGGGGGTGCTACGGTACAAGCAGCAAGCCGTGCGGAAGCAATCGAAGCTGCCCGCGAAGTTCTCGGCAAGCATTTTGCCTCTGGTCGTATAATCTCGGCTGGCGTGGTTCGCCAGAAAACAAACACCAACTAACCCCGCGCGGGCCGAAGGGAGTAAAAAAGATGGACCGCATGAATAGCGCAATCATCATCAAGAGTTTCTGCCCTGATGGGCGCGTTTGGAATCTAAGCGGGCAACACAACGCAAGGCTGCGCCAGCACCTTTACGGTCAGCTCGCGGGGAGAAGCGTGACGCAGTCTGAGAGCGGCATCAATAATCTGATGCGGCTCGTGTATGAGAAAGTCGGAATCGTGGACTCGCGGGACGGTCAGTATTACGGGTGCACTGCGATTCGTGAGCGGTTCCTGTTCTGGCTCCTCTCAGGAATCTAAAATAAACACGCGGGCCGCGCATGCTAACGCGGAGAAGGAGACACGATGAGCGACCGGGTGCTTTGTCGCGATGATGTTTGCACAGGAAAGGGGAAGTCATGAACTACACGCGGGTGAAATTCGAGTACATCAACTGGCGTCACGACAGGTCGCCAGGCGATGTGACGGTGGCGCATGAAGGGCGGTTTGATGAAGAGTGCTGGATTCGCGACCATCCCGACCGGGTGCTGGTGTCGGCGGCGCCGCTGTTCATCGGGCATACTCGTGGATTCAGCAAAATTTAGGCTTTGTCAAGTTTTCAACGCGCAATGCGCAGAAAGGTGGGATGATGGAACCCGATTTCGATATGGAAGACCATGCGTTTGCCGCGCTCGATGCGATGGTCGGTAGTGGGCACGCGGAACAAGCGTCAGTTTGGGAGCGCAATATCCGCCGCCTGAACATCGAGCGAATTGCCGAATTGGAGGCACAACGAACCAGCTGCGAATCGACGCTTTTTAAGTGCTCGAAGTTGCGTCTGAAAATCAACGCGGCGCTTGCCGCACAACAAAACTAGGGAGAAAGAACATGAAACTCTGGAACGTGTACGCGGTGAGTCCTTCGGGCCTGATTCAGTCGCCAGTGTTGGCTGTTTTTCAGGCTGCTACTGGCAATCAGGCGATTGCGAAGTATCAGCACGAAACAAACAGATTCAATGTGCTGCTCGGTGCGTCGGAGGCTGGACGATGAGCGCGAAACTGGACGATGAGCACCCGCTTGCCTGGGTTTTGGAGCAAAGCACGTTCGGCGACCTTGTTCGCGAGGGTGTGCGCCAGGGTATGCAGGTCTGCATTGAGTACGGATGCACGAGCGGGCGCGAGGTGCGCGTTTTGATTCAGGTTGACGGCGAATATCTGGCCGACTTCAAGACTAAACACGCCGACCGATACGTCGATATTGAGTATCAAGCGATTCAGCAAGCCTGGGAACAGGTGGAAGACACCATGCGCGATGATGGCGCGGAGCACCCCAGTTTGACAGCTGCGGAGAGGAACTAGCCGTGAAAATCTGCCTATCTGGCGTGATATGGGGGTCGCCGCCCAAGTTGACCGATGAGGAAATCGAAACCATGCGTGAATTCATCATGCACAGAATCATGGAGGAGCAAAATCGATGTCTGAACTGAAAAAAAAGGTGGTCGGCGTTTGGGTTACGCCCGAATTCCACGCGATAATCAAGAAGGCGGCGGAGGCCGAACACCGGACCATTTCTGCTTTCATCGAGTTGGCAATTCAGGACCGGCTGGCGGCTGGTGGGAGTGTGAAGTAATGGCGCACGTTCTTGACCAATACGCGCACATCGTCGGGGTGATACCTGACTCGCTGGTGGGTGAGTTGACCGGCATCGGTCAATACAGCGTCTACAACTATCGGCGGCGGCGCAATATCGCCACTTCGCCCAGCTGCCACGAGATTTTAATCGCGATTCTTCGCGGTGAGATGGACCCGCCCCGCCTAAATGCTGATTCCGCCGCCTGTGAGGCCGCTCAGGGCGATAACGGGCATTCTGGCGACTCGTTGGGTGCGGAGGATACGTTCTACCTGTAGCGGACCGTGTAGCAAGCAATCGCCCCGGCGGGTGTCGAATCCGCCGGGGCTTTGCTTTGATTGGTAGTGGCTTAGAATGGGATATCGTCGGTTTTCGGTTCTTGCTGCGGTGCGGGTCGCTGTTCCTGTCGCGGCGGTGGCGACTCGGCGCGCTGGTAGTCCGGGTTATCCTCTTGCCGGTAGACGCGCCAGTCGGGTGTATTTTCGCCCGGCTTCTTGTGCGTGTTTTGAAACGCGATTATCCGCATATCGCCAAACTTGCCGCTGAAATACACCTTTCCGCCCTTGCTTGTTTTTTCCCAAAGCGCACCTACTTCTTCCATCTTCGGCTTCTCGTCGCTCATTCGCTTCCTTTCATGCGGGTGAATTCCCCGCGTTGGCTCTTTCCTTGCATTTCGATTAGCAGGCACGGTTTCAGGCGGTCGAGTGTGGCAGTTATTCGCGCCGTGTGCTCCTTGCCTTCGCCTTCCCATTGCTTGAGTAGCATGCCCGGCGTCACGTTCGCCGTCACGATGCTCGGCAATCCGTTCGCCGCGCGCGCGTTCATTAGTTCCCACAGGCCCATGAGGTTGTTCGCGGTCGGTGTCATCTTGTCGATGTCATCCAGCGCCAGCACCCCGCATGCGCCCCAGCGATTCAGCATCGCGCGCCCATCGTCGAATTTCTGGAGCGCCACCACAACCCCCCGAATCTGGACAAAGCACGCAGTCACGCCCGCAGCGATGGCCTTATGCGCCACAGCAGCCGCCATGCGCGATTTGCCGACTCCAGGGGGGCCAGATATCCACAAACACCCGTCCGTGCGCCTGTAGGCCCGCACAGCGGCCCACGCGGCGGGATTCAGCGCCTCTATCGCATGGTCCGAGTACTTGAACCCTTGATGCCAGATTGTCGGCGGAACATCGCCAGCGTTCACCGCATCCCGGAACCTATCGTCTATCGCGCGGCGCCGGTCCATCTTGGCGATGCAGTCATCGCAGCATATGGAATTCCGCGCCGATTCGATGAACGCCCGAAGGCCTGGCGACTCGACCACTTCGCCGGTATCTTCCGGTTCATCCATCTCCGCGTTGCACACCTTGCAGTGAATCATGGCACTATTCCATCAAGCCCGTAACTAACGATTCCTGTTCTGCCATGTCGATGTCCTGAATTTCACCCTCTCCGCCCTCTTGAGCGTAGGCAAGGTTTCGGACAGCCTGCTTGTAGTAGCTGGTTTTCAGTTCCACGCCGATACCGCGCCGACCGTTGATTACAGCGCCATATACTTCGCTACCAACGCCCATGAATGGTGTGAATACCTTTTCACCGGGATTGCTCCACAGAACACAAGCGCGCTCGATAACGTCGAGTTGTAGCGGGTGTACGTGCTTTTCGTCGTCAGGCTCCTTGGCCTCGCGATACGGCAACACGCGACCAACGCGAACATCATCCCAAAAAGCGTCAGCATACCGCCGCCAAATCCAGTGAGAATACCGGTTCTCTGTCTGTTTGCCGGGGTAGTTCTTGAACGCCTTGAGTTCATCGGGCATGACGCGCTCGCCAGCGTATCGCTCAAGCCCGGTCGGGTGCGCAATGGGAACCGCGTTGTCGCCACGCTTGCGGAACATCAAAAGAATATCCGCTTGCGCGTTGTCGCACTTCGCGGAATCCTCGCAGAGAGTGCGGTGCGCCAGTCCCTTTGCCATAGTGCGCCGCCGCACGGCAAGCGGTTCCTTCCAGACGTAGTATTCCCCAACCCAATCGAAGCCCATGCGGTTGTGCTGGCGGATAACGTCGCCAGGGAAATCAATGAGCACGCGGGCTGAGTTTGCGCCGGTCTTTGGAACAGGCATAACGTGAACCGCCGAAATGCGACCAGGCTTTGTGATTCGGTGAATCTCGCGCACGCAGTAATCGTAGTGCTCGAAAAACTCATCGTAGCTCTTGCAGTTCGATAGGTCGCGCTCGCTGCTGCTGTAGTTGTACAGCCCGCCAAACGGAGGCGAGTAAATGCTAAGGTCGATACAGTCATCTGGCATCCCCTGCATGACTTCGATGCAATCGCCGTTGTACAGCGCGTACTTGTCCGTGATTTCCTGATTGATTACAGCCATGTCGGAACCTCCTGTTTTTGGGTGAATCGGTCGGCGCGCATGTGCGCGAGTTCGTCGTTCATCAGGGCCACTAGGTTTGCAAAAAGCGTGTCGGCGTTTGCCGCCTTGCGCTTCATATTCGACAGCACGCCCGCGTTGCCTTCGCTGGATACAATGCAACACCTAACGTCGTTTACTTGCCCGAATCGCCAACTACGGCGAATAGCCTGATAGAATTGCTCGAAAGAGTGAGACGGGAAAAACGAGTGATAAGCAACGTGCTGCCAGTTCAGTCCAAACCCGGCAATGCGCGGTTTCGTAATCAGCGTGGGGATTTCTCCGCGCCGGAACGCTTCAAGTATTTCCTCTTTCTTTTCGTCGCTGTCGCTGCCTCGCACTTCCACCGCTTCCGGCATCATCTTTCGGAGCGTGTCGGCTTCTTCGTTCAGGTGAACCCATGCTACGGCTGGGGTTGTGGCGCTGCGGAGAAAGTCGGCAGATTCTTCGCAGCGCTGCGCGATGGTCCGGCGTGCTTCGTCGCCTTGTTCTTTCAATCCGTGCGCCGGTAGTGCGAATAGATATTCGTCGTTGTGATTTGCGGCCACCACTACGCGTTCCTCAAGAATCAACGCTGGCAAAACGTATCCATCGTCGGAGAATCCCAAATCGGATGGACGGCGAACGGCCCGCGCCCATGAACAAACCCATCGCCAGAAGTCGCGCTCGGCGTGACCACGAAACCTCCACTTGCCGCCGTCTTTCCATGAACGAACAGCACTGATAGTGTTTTGTTCGTTCTTGAAATACTTGGAAAGCATATCCATGTATCCAAGATTTCCAAGCGCCTCACTTGAATTGCCAAGCTCGATAAAATCATTCGGGCTGGCAGTCGCCGTGCATAGCATCCGGTATTTCATCTTCGCCATGAAGTGGATGATTGCCGTTCGCGTTTTGCCTGACACGTTTTTCAGGATGCTGGATTCATCGCAAACGCACCCTGAGAAGTCATCAGGGTTGAAGTGATGCAACCGTTCATAGTTTGTAACGATAATTCGCGGCGCGTTCTTTCCGATTTCCCCGAAGTTGACGCGTTCGCAAGGGATGCCGAATTTCT